TCGGTCGCGCTCCAGCTTTGCAACCTCTTGTCGAAACGGGGCTATGATGTTTGACGATGCAAATTCAATAATTGAAACACGGTTGAATGACAATTGGACAACAACGGCTATTCAATTTGACAATGTCCGATTTGTGCCTGTTGTGGGTACGGCGTTTATACGATTACAAATTGAATGGGCAATATCGAACGTGATTTCCATTGGTGGTCGGATTAAATCAGAAGGCTATGTTTTAATTTCCATCTTTGTTCCCCATGGTGGAGGACTTTCCACAATATTGGGGTATGCTGACACCATAGCGGCACTATTCAACATGTACCATGAAGGGTCGATTCGGTTTAAATCGGCAATAATTAATAGAGTCGGGCCTCAGAAAGAATGGTTCCAAATCAATGTTGAAATACCATTTTACTATGATACCTGTTGGAATTTCTCAACCCCATGCCCTGAAATAGAAGGAGATTAAAAAATGAGTTCAGCAACGGGTTCGCGGTCCTATATCGCAATGATCAAACAAGCTCCAACCACACCACGGGTAATTCCTACCGCCCCGGTCATGCAGAAAGTTAATTTTGTTTCTGACGATCTGCACCAAACGATTGCAACTAAGGTTTCGGCACATATCCGGTCAGACCGGATGACCTCAGATCTTACCCGGACAGGGTACAGTGTTGGGGGCGGTTACAATTTCGAGTTTCAATATGAAAACTCTCTCGCTGATGAGTTGCTTCTTGCTGCCCTATGGTGCGAAGAGTTTACAGCAAACGTTGCCGAGAATGGTTCTTTCTACCAGCCGTTTTATATTGAGCGGGGTCATGCTGATGTGTCACAATATTTTCGTTTTCTTGGAATGGTTGTGGATAAAATGACCTTGAATTTTCCCGATCAAGCGGCTGTTACGGGGTCATACCAGTTTGTTGGTCTTGAGTCGAGTCTTTACCAGGCCGTTTTCCTCAATTCGACTTATACCGAGCCTGCAGCAACACCAATTTTTTCGACGGTTTATCATGTTACCGAGATTGCCATTGATGGGGTAGCGCTCACAAGTTGCCTTGTTAAGGATATGACAATTGAAATTAATAACAACGTCACTCCAAAAACGGGCATTGGTGTGCTCGGCGCTTGTGAGACTGTGCCCCATACTTTCGCAATAAATGGGAAAATCACTCTCTATTTTGAAGATGAAAGTTTTTATGCAAAATTCTTGGCTGGTACTGCTTTTTCACTCGGGGTTTCTTTGCTTGATGAAAACGGCGACGGTTATGATTTTTTGCTGCCGCGTTGTAAGATACAGGCTGAGACTGTGCCGGTAACCGGACAGGATGCCGACATTATGGAAAACGTAACATATATAGCCATTTATGACCCGACCGAAGAGTGCATGATTCGGGTCACAAAGGTTATAGGGGTATAATAAATCAACATCTAAGGGGTTAATTCACAATGGATTTAAGAAAAAGTTTTGGGGTAAATGCCGATCAAGCCGAGAATGGTAAGTGGTTTGATTTGGAAGACGGCGGTTCTGTGAAAGTGGCCAAGTTCGGCAATCCCAAATGGGTTGCCGAATTGGTCAGACTTCGAAAACCTCACCTTGCAACCATTCGAACCGGGACCTTGAGTGATGAGGTAACGACCGACATTACAGTAAAAGCCATGGCGAAAGGTATTTTGCTTGATTGGAAGAACATATCAATTGATGGTGAAGAGTTTCACCATTCGCTTGAAAATGCCGAAAAAATTCTTCATGAATACCCGGAATTTCGGGAAGCGATAGCACAAATCGCTTCTGACCGCAAATCATTCTCTGTGGAAGATATCGCGGGAAAGTAGCCACCATCATTCTTTGGTATCGGAAGAATGGGAATAACCTTGACTGGTTTTTGCGGTTACAAGCAACTGGGGTCAAGGTTAAGGCACTAGATACCCTGCCGGAAATTGATGTTGTTGATGAGTTTTACCTCGATATGTATAATTCTTGTGGTACGGATTTTTCGGCAATTCTCGCTTATTGCGGTTTATATGAGCAAACCAACGAAGAGATAATCGAAGCTGTCAAAATTATGAAAATGGTGAGCATAAATGCCAGTAGTTCAACTTGACCTCGATTCTAAAGATGCTGTAAAAGGGCTCGATAATTACGACAAAGCTGTCGATAAGTCTGAGCGAAATACTGACAGTGCTTTTTCTCGCATGAAAGCCTCTATAGGTGGTCTTGTGTTGGTGGCTACTGCTACCGCTACTGCTGTGGCTGCAGCATTCGCAACAATGGGGGCAAAAGGCCTTGATAGTGCCAGCCGTATGCAGGAAGCACAAAACAAATACGATGTTGTGTTTACCGGCATGTCGGGTCAGGCCGATGCTTGGCGAACAAACCTTGAAAAAAATTATAATCTCTCTGGTTTAGCTGCCACAAAATATTTGGCCAACACGAAATCTATCCTTGATGCAACCGGCATGCAGTCAAAAGCTGCCGGTGAGCTATCAAACAATATGGTGAGAATGGCTCTCGATTTGGCCAGTTTTGCCGATGTGCCCATTGCCGATGCCATTGAAGCAACGACCGCCGCACTCACTGGCGAAATGGAAATGATGAAAAGGTTCGGTATTGTAATCAGTGCCGATGAAGTAAGCCGCCGAGCCATGATTGAAAACCATATCCGAAATGCAAGTGCTTTGACGACTGCAATGAAAGCCCAAGCAACTTATAACATCATGTTGGAGAAGGGGGCCAAGGCTGTCGGGGATGTTGAAAGGAGTTCTGCCTCATATGTTACCCAACTCAACAAATTACGCGCTTTAAACGACGATGTGTCAACTGGAATGGGGCAACAACTTATTCCATTTGCAACCCAAGCTTCGCGGATCTTCCTTGAATGGGCAGGGTCAAATGACGCTGTGGCAACTTCCTCGAATGCGATGAATACCACTTTGAAGTATACCGTTGAAACAACCCGGTTTTTATACAATGGTTTTCAAGGGTTGGTTCAGATTGGGAATACTGTTGCGATTGGTATTGCTTATCTCACTGATACCATTGTGGGCATGGTGCAAATGACTGTTGGGCCTCTCCAAGCTCTCGGGGATGCAATGGTCAAATTTGGGGTGCTTGATGTAAACCCTTTTGAAAATTTAATTGCCGGGATAAACACGGCTCGGGAAGCAACTGAGCAATTTGTCGCCTCTTCCCAGGATGCTTTTAATAATCAAGCGAAATCGATTGAAAGTGCCAACACCGCATTTGATAAGTTATCCGAATCTGTGGACAAACAACGGGTGGCTCAAACCAATGTTGCTCCAGCTATCGACAATACTACCAGTGCTCTAAATAAGTCAAGTGATGCCGCCAATGTTCATATGGGAGTCGTTGAGAAAATGGCAATCACTTATAACAATGTGGGTAAAGATCTTTCGGGGATAATGGAAGAAGTCAACGGTGTTTGGACACAAGTAGCGGGGGCAACCGAAAACCTTTCAACCGCTATGACCAAAGTTAAAACCGCATCGGCGGGAAATTTTACCGAGGAATCAGCCGAACAATATTTGAAATATAAAAGTGCTGTCGATTCTGCAAATAAAGCTGTCCAGGACCATGCAAAAGTCTTGGAGGTGGATGCCTCCCCCGCCGAGGTGAAACACCACCAAGCGCTTATAGCATTGTCGGATGCCGCGAAAAAACAGATGGAATCATTTGAAAAAAATGGGGAAGTGACGAAAAGATTGACTAAACATCATCGTGATTTCGGCGATAGTGTTGAACACAATACCGGGGTATTTAAAACAAATTTCGGTGCGATGAGCACCATGACCGATCGAGCAAAATCTTTGGTAAGTGCTTATAATAGTGGGGATGCGTCGGTGCAGTCGCTTGAACAGAGTCACAGAGTATTAAGCAACATGATCAACAATTCAACGAAAGCCATGAGTTTCAGTCAGGATGCTGCTTATCGCAATGCTGTTGCCATGGATGCCGAGGTGGTAGCGGTGCTCAATGCCGCGAAAGCATGGGCACAATATGAAAAGGATTTGGAGACTTTCAAAAAATCGGGTACTGGAATCGGGCCGACTGCCCCAGGGTCAGAGAGTGCGGGATATACTGGCGCTGTCGGAATAATGAAGGGGTCAGTCGATGCGAAAGGTGGTCTGACTGAAGAGCAATGGAAAAGTTTACCTGAATCAGTACGGAACCAATTAGGACAAGCGGCACTCATGGGCACACAACAGTATACCATGGGGTTGGGGTTGTTGCCATCCCAGGGTGGAAAAGAGATTGTTTCATTATCAAAAGCGATAAACCCCGAGGGGGAGATAAATTTCCGAGCTCAACAAGCGTACCAATTTGAACAGTTGCAACGAGGCAATGACCCGACTCAAACGACCAACATTTATAATTTTAATCAATCTGTTTCGCGTTCAGATATCGAAAATATTACAACCAGCACAGCACGAAACACAGCGAGGGCATAATGATTTTCACATATGGTGCGACTGTTGTCACTCTCGATTCTCCGGCTCAATACCCTCTTGTAAATAGTACCATGCTCGTCCAGGCAAAGGATAAATCAGCGTCAGGGGTGACCCATGTCGAAAGCTTCAATGTTCGGACAAACCTCTTCAATTATTCCTTTGTGGATATCAGTGATACCGATTATATAAAAATCATTGAGTTTTTCCTGAACGTCGTTGACGGCATGCTCTTGGAGTTTTTATTAACCGATGATTTGTCGGTTACCAGGACAGTCAGGTTTACCGAGCCGACTCTTAATTTCACAAAAAATAGTTACGGTTTGTGGTCCGGTAATTTTCAGGTAGAGGAAATTTTATGATAACCGACCTTGACCAAGAATTCCTTGACGAAATTGTAAAAACAAGTCGGTCACCTGTCCAGCTTTTGGAGTTTGTTTTACCCGACGAGATATTTTATTTGAGTGATAAAAATGTTGGTACACTTGAAGGATTGCTTCACGAATACCACCCATGGGTCGAGTCATGGGGAGAATTGATTGATAATACTTCTGTCAGTAATGTGTTTGATGGGGAATCGCTTGAAATCCGCTCAGGAACCATAACACTTCTCGCTTCTCCAGATTCAAGGACTTTCATCAAAAAACTTTTCCAAGCGGGGATTGAAAACACCGAAGTCCGGTTATATCAATGGTTTTCGGGCCTTATTATTGCTCCTCAATTGATAGATATTTTTGTCTGTCAAGATCCAATTTCCTTGGCCGAAAATTCGATGCTTTTAACAATTGATCTGGTTTCCCCTCTTATGGCCACAAACCCCTATTTGTGGGCACCGGATATAGGGGTTGAGAGTCAGCCGGTTGTGATCGGTAAAGCCATTGGACTCCCTTTGAAAAACCTGCAAACCTCAGTTGTCACGAAACTGGCTCAAGATCTCCCGTATGATTTCACGGGGAACTGTTTTATTGAAAATGGGGTAGGTTTTACTGCTTCGGGGGTTGTGTCAATTGATGCTGAGGCAATAGCTTACAGCGCAATAACTGCATCAATAATCACCATAACTGCAAGGGGACAGAATGGCACTACGGCGCGGCCACATTACAATGGGGGCACAGTGACGGAGTATGGTGCAATTTTTGATTATGCTATTTGTAGCGGTCCTGTTGCTGCTGTTGATAATTTACTTGCAAATGGTGAAGAGTATATCAATCCTGTCACATTTCTTTTGAGTTCAAATCCTGTAATTGCCCGTTTTACAGGAAGACCGCCCTGGTTACGAATTGAAATCGGATCCGATGGTGATCCCGTTGTGCCCGATCCGGTCACAGTAACAGAGTATGCGGGTGCATACAGAAACGACTTAGAAAATTATTCTAGGTCACCAGCGAATCCAGCCAATATAAACACTGAGGCAAATTTTGCCACAATGGCAATTGATAGCACTATTGGGGGCGGGAGTGGGGGAGTTTCCAGATATTCTACTGCTGTCTTTTTAAACAATCTCGGATCTAACAATTATCAAAAAATAGGCGGTAACATAAACACTTCCGGGACCGGGTTATTATGGTCAAAATGTGGTACTTTTGGGAATGTGATAGATGACGCTCAAGGGTCTGTTGATGTTCAATATGGTTGGGATGATTCAGCATTGGGTGATTTAGTATCGACTAAAGTTGTTATTGCTTTTGGGGGTGGGAATGATGTGATTGCTTCATCGTCTGCCCTCAGTATAATTTTTGTCGATGCTTCCGGAGGAGAGACAATTTTAGAAACATGGGCTGTTGCTGGTTTAAATTATGTGTTTGGTGATGGTTATATCCCACCCTGGAATTCAAAAACATTTGAATATAATGTATCTGTAGCCAATTTTGCTGATTTACAATTGTGTAGAGTACGGATATTGTTAAAAAATATTGAAGCTTTAAATAGTGACGGTTATTCTATTGTCGAAGATAGAACAACAATTCGAATACAAAGTATCATTTGGAAAATTAATAATTTTGTTCATGCAGATGAAATTGGGCCACCCTCTCAATATTTGGTTGCCCATTTCAATAAGGATTTATCCCCGTTGGGCGATCTACTCAATGTTACTGTAAAAATAAAATCATCGACCACCATTGTTGACGCTGTAGGGGAGTTATATTTTTTAAAGCGATCTTGGGCCGCGCCCGGTGATGATGTGGTTTTGAATCATTTTTCGGGGATTACCGATAATATTGCGGTAAACGAATATGTATTCAATCTTGGTGCAATAACATGGGCACAATTATCAAATTTAAGAATCGGAATAAAACAGGAAGTCATATCTCCGACAACTGAAGGAAGTGTTAGAAGAATGACCACTATATTTCATTATGTCAAGTGGTTAATCGAATATCAACCTGCCGAAATACCGACCCCTGACGAATTACGGGTTGTTTATTCGGAAAATTTAACATGCGATGTAACGAGTATCATGGGTGAAAATCCCACACCGCCCCAAGTGGTGCAACATTTAATCGAAAATAACTCAAATTCCGGAGCCTATATTGATACTGTCAATTTTGCCGCAGAACATGCTTTGTATGATACCGAGACTTACTATTTAAACGGGGTACTCGATACCAATACCCGGTTGCATGACGGATTACGTACAGTGCTTGGAGAAGGGATGTGCCGGTTGATTTTCAATCAAGGCTTTATTAAAATTCTTTCTTATTTTGATGTTGATGATGCAACGATTGATCATACCGTGTCGCTTGATGAGGTGCAAATACGGTCCAGGAGAATCGATAATCAACCAACTGAACAAATAAAAAACGATGTTACAATCCTTTATAACCGAAACTATGTGGAAAATTTTTATAACGGAGAAATCCATTTACAAGATGACAATTCAATAACAAAATTCCAACTGAAGGATTTCAGAAAAGAGCTAAAGCTCATTAGTTCACCAGATGTTGCCACACTCTTTGCAACCAGAATGTTGAGTATATTTTCCACACCGACAATAATCATATCCTTCAACATGTTTATGTCTGCCTATATCCTCGAAAAAGGCGATAGAATATCGATTCCGAGCTTTATTGATTCGCGGTTTAGACTGGTTGGGAGCATTTTATCAATAAGTCGAGTATTTGGGCAGGGGAAAACCTCAAAAATAAATACCTTCAATATTCAAGTTTACAACCCTCAATCATTGGCAAATCTGGAATTATCTGATACAGTGGTGATTGATGATAATTTAACAATGGGGATTTGATGAAATCCAAAGTGAAAATAAAAGGGTCACTATATCTCAAAACTCTCCGCAAAGATGGGGTCATAACAATCCTTCTTGTGGAAAATACGCTTGTAAATTGGGCACTCATATCTTTTGCCGGGATACTGGCGGGTACAGCATGGCCGAGTGTTCTTACTCACATTGCGCTCGGTAACGGCACAACTCCGGTTGCTCTCACCGATACCACCTTAGAGAATGAGTTAGGGCGGTACGCAGCAACAGCTAGTCAACTTGCCCCCCCAAATGACAACACGGCACAATTTCAAATTCTTTTTGATGAAGGGGATGTTGTCGGTACATTTAATGAAGCGGGAATTTTCAGCGCTGACACCGGGGGAAACATGCTCAATAGAGTAGTATTTGGCGATTTCGTTGTGGGAGCAAGCGACACATTAACTGTTACTTGGCTCATAGAATTTGGTAATTGATATGCGACATAAAATGACCGATCAAATGGCCGCTGTTCTCTATTTTCATCGTAAAAACCAGCGAGAAAAATTTTTTGGTTTGATTCGCACAGGGCTTATTTGGTATGCCCCTGATGGTGTTGATATTATCGGACTATCTGCCAGCGACTACCTTTCAATCAGGCCAGAGCTACGATCAATATTTTTCAGTGATGCAGATACGAAGCGAAGCGACGAGGACATAGTCACCAATATTGAAGCAAGCCCCTATCTGAACAATGGGTGGGAGTTGGTCGGGAGGTCTGGAAAAGGTTACGCATTATTTGAGGAATATGCAGATATAGCCAAGCCGTACAGTTTTCTAGGCGCGTCCTACCCTCCTACTCCATCAGAAAGCCTACTTTTGCTTTATAATGATTTTGACGGAGGGCAAGAATCTCTCGTCGGACCTGACCCGACATACTCCTACGATGGAGTGCAATATGACTTTGATGGTGTTTCTGTTGGCTCTGTGCCTGCATATCATCCAGGTAAGGGCATTTGGTGTGGCCCAGCGTATGCTAATTTGTTCACCGCTGGCCCGTCAGGTGGAGCACAAACTGTTAGTTTGACCGCAGTAAAGTATTGCCTACAGGTTTTCGATACTGGGACAGTAACCTGTAGTTATGGCACAGCAACGGTTGAAAATCCTCTAAAGTTCCCCGCTACGGCAGGGGATACAGAGTTTACACCTAATGGTGCCGGTCGCTGGATGCTGTCAAAAGTTACATCATCTGCTGCATCTCACGAAATGCCCTATGTTGCACCTGGAGTCTCAAAAGCGAGTGCCATAGGGACAACCACTAAAGGGTTGTCATTCACATTACCGTCTGCAATCGTTACATTGTTGAGTGGAAATGGGCCTATGACACTAGCCTGTCTTGCGTTCAACCCTGAGACAAACCACACCGGTGAGTATAACGCTGGGCTGCTTACGGTCACAAACGTAATGGCCGGAATTTTGAGTAAATCAAATTCCGGTCGGCTAGTGAAGGGTACAGATGGCACAACTGCATTAGATATAATTGATACATGGAGTCCTAACGAGTTCCACTTGGGGCTGATACAAACTGATGGATCGGGTAATTTTAGGGTCGGTGCACGCAGGTTATCGGCTGATTTATTTCCAATAGAAGACGCTCAATATGGAACACTTACAGCCTTTGATGGTTCGTTTGCCCCTAGCAGCAATCCTATGCGAGTTGCTTTCGGGAATCTTGATCCAACATGGATAAAGCAAATACAGCTATGGAACAAACAAGCCTCAACAGAAGAGATTATTGCGGCAACATACTATTGCAAACCAAAGCCAACGTCAAAAGGCGATATAGAAATTTTTCTTGTGATGGGGCAATCAAACGCTGATGGTCGAGGTTTAATTACCGAATTATCTGGCGGTCTTTCTGCCTTTTACACATACGATCATACCACACTCAAATGTTTAGATAAAGTAGCCGTAAAATCAGGTACAGGATTAACAGCGGCATCATTTATTGATGATGGATTAATGTTTTATTTGAGTAAAGAGAGGTCCACCATCAAAGGGAGGACAAGCCAAAATGTGCAGGCACCTGCAACATATTTTGGTGTTGAATTACCATATGGTTACTCCCATTTTACAGCACATCCGACTAATCCGTTGTGCATACTAAAAGCAGCAGTCGGAGGCACCGGAATTGAAACAAGTTGGAAGGTAACAACCCCAGATGCCGCGTCGTTGTGGAAGTGGTTTAAAACTACAATCCATAATCGTGCAATTAGTTGGTTGATAGAACAGGGATATAACCCAGTTATTAAAAAAGTATTTTGGATGCAGGGGGAAACTGACGCAGACGCCGGTGTGTCAGAGGCTGCATATGCTGCGAGCCTAAGAGTTCTTGTCGGTAGGCTTAATACAGAACTGTATAACACTCCGACACAGATAATAATAGGTGGTTTGTCTTCTGTGTATAACACAACAAACGGCACAAAAATCAAAAATGCACAACAAACAGTTGCTGGAGAATTTGACAATTGCGTGTATTTTTCAACTGATAGTTATGGTTTATCAGATATTCATTACACAGCGGCAGCATTAGAAACGATGGGCGCTGATTTGTTTAATTTATGATTGATAATTAACTACAACCAAGAGGGGATAAAATGCCAAGAGATAAAGATTTTCTGAAAATTTTCTTGTTCGTGATTTTCGTCCTTGTACTTCAAGGGTGTGCCGTGAAATCCGATGGTACAAGAACATGGAATTTCGGTGGCGAAAACGGGGTGCAGGTAACAAGCGAAACAGTAGAGGGCTCTTCCCAGGATTTGGTGGAAGTCGAGAAGGAAAAAACCCGGCAAAAATGCTTAGAAGAGAAATCTAAAGCCGATATTAAAATGTATGAGACAGCAAGCGCCGACCCAAGGGCAATAGCCGATATTAAAAACTCCGAATTGATCACCAATCTGGTATCTCTCGCAATTACTCGAAAACCATATGATCCTTGCCCAAGTTCAACAAATTCCGCCGATGTGGAAATTGCCGATGCTGCAATGTACACATCGATCTATAAAGATGCTTTCGCTTTAATTGGTAAGGGTCTTACTGGTTATTTTATTTGGCAAGGAACAACCAGTGTAATCGAATCGATTGCTGGAATGACTAGCTCAAGCGGTCAATCATTGACCCTCACGGGCAACGACAACACGGTACAGACTTCAGTTTTCAATCCATATACCGTTGGCGGAACTGGACAATGGTCCATAGATCCGGGCGGGATTTTTTCAGGCGGATCAACTGGAGCGACAACCACAACGACCAACTGAAAAGGTGGCGAACAATGACATGTCCAAGATGTGGGCTACCCATAGGTTGTTGAGATTAATTCAAGCGGCTGGAGGTCGTGAGCAATGTTGAATTTTCTGAAAGCATTAAAATTTGGTGAAGAACTAGCAAACCCCACCGCCTGGAAACTTGGGCAATTATCTGTCAATGCTGCTGTTGGTCTGACATTGTTGGCAATGGGGTATTTTGGGGCGCCTGTGGACATGAACGGGCCTGTTGAACAGATTGTCACAGGGGTCGTCATTCTTCTCAACCTCTTCATAACTAAAGCTTCGTCCAAAAAGATATGAGTGAGTCACACAACAGACGATACTCGGATAATGAGATTGAGCGCCGCGAGTGCTCAGACTGTGCCGATCATACCGGCCATTCTGAGCAACTGAAAAAACACGAAGAGATGGTCAAAGTTATCCCTGAACTGATGACATTTATGAACACAGAAAAAGGCAAAGATTCGGCGTCAAGGTGGTTAATAGGTCTCTTTTTTTCTGTCCTTATTGCCGGTTTTGTATTTTTCGTTGTTGGGACAAAAGCGGATATTGTGGAAAAACAAACCGCAGTTAAGGAACAACAGGCGACCATACATCAACAAATTGATAAACTCATGAACCTTGTTAACCGTGTTGATAAAACTGTTGATTTGCTCAACAACAGATTCGAGATGCGAATGAACCAGGCAGATAAAGACAATGCTTCCAATGCCAAAAAAATATCAGAATTGGAAGCACGACATATTAAGACGCAATAAGGAAAAATAATAAAACGAGCAACATTATAGGCGCAATCAATAATTCAAGCAGCGTGATTTCAATCATTTCTTATTTTCCTCCCTTGTGGGAACATTAATACATGGTTCCCATTTCTTTGTTTTCGGATTCCAAATGTACCAAAGGTTGTTAATTTTTTTGTATTTTTTTCTGCTCGATAAACTTTCCATAAGCCTCCGATTTTGGTTGTTGCATCCCAAGCCCTTTGCACCACCAATCGTTCCTCAACAATACTTTACACAAGCGTCTCCAAGATGGAGCCCAATATTTTTTTTCCAATTCATAAGGTGCCTCATCGGGAATTTTATCATAACCTCGGCGTTTCCAACCTGCTATAAATTTAACAAATCGCTCAATATAGTGATCTCTGGTAACTTTCGGCATGGTCCGTAACAAAAGCTTGCAGAACGATTGCCAGGTGTGCCCATCTGGTTTTATGATTTTATTATAACCGTTTATATTTCCGGTTTCTTGAACATAGAGAGCCCCACTGTTTACTCCATTTACCCGAACAATGAGCTTATACCATGTTTCCGGTTCAAGAAGGTGATATAACCATAGCCCTCGACGTTGATCATCACCGTATGGTTGGCACAAGCGCATTTGTGAAGGTTTTACTCCAGCTTTATTCATTTGCTCATATATCTTGTTGTATGGTTTTTCGGGATATTTTGAATGATATTTCCAAATATCCCCTGTGTTCCAATCGTAAATTGGGTAAAAATTGAAAAGGTTTTCCAAAACTTCAGTTGAATAACTCTTGTCTTCATATTTGGTTTTATATTTTGAAGCAATTGTCCTGAATCGATTCAAACTTTCATCACATCGAATACCAACAAGACAGGCAGTCTTTTTACCATCACTATACCATTCCCCGAATAGAACAATAAATTCCTCAAATTCCATATCGTTTTTGTAAAAAGGAAAACTGGTATATACATTCGGGTGTTTTGGTTTCTCTCTTACCCACAATTCTTTCTGATCTTCGTCCCAAGCGGTCCAAGTGGGTTGATAATTACTTACAGCATTCCGCAACTTCATCGGAACACAAACCCAAAACACTTCAATATGATCTTTATAAATTTCTAACATTTCCTCAATATGAAAAATTGTGTGGGAATATTGGGCCTCTAAGTCTATTATCAGTATTCCTATCTTTCTATTTCTTTTCTGTGCTTCTTCCATTGCTAAATGAAACATTACCGAACTATCTTTACCGCCAGAAAATGATAAATATATTGATTGAAACTCATCAAAAATAAATGAAATTCGTTCTCTTGCGGCAGATAAAACATTTTGATCGGTATATTTTTTCATTAATATATATCCATTCTGACTTTTTCTATTTCAGTAACAATGGGAAAATTGTTTTTTGATAACCAGATGTTTAAATATTTCAAAGCTGTTTCGTCCGCTTGTTTTTTTTGACGTTCTGATAAGAGATTATAACCGTTTCTAAAATAGGAAGGAATTTTGTGATAATAACAAAGGGAGGCTTGACCTAACCAAGCGACCCTATTCATTGAATCATTTGTTAAATAATGCTCACAGGAATATTTCCATTCCGATATCACTTTTTCTAGTGTTTTTTCAAATAATGGGATATCACAAAGAAAAGTAGCGTAACTTATTTCACAAGATTCTTTTGTCATACCTTTTGGGGGGTGTGTCTCATAAAACCCGGCCTTGTAACATTCCCAATTATCGTATGTGTGCAGAATTCTCGTTTCTTTTGCTTCTTTATCTGGTTCTATATTTTCCTCGTTTAAGACAAAATCAATGTCGTCTTCTGACATAAAGTCTATGTCCCATGACTTTGAAAAACTTTCATCAGAAAACAATTCTGTTAAACCGGATATTTGGCATAGTCGTAATACTTCATCCTGGTCCATACCTAACTCTTTTCCGATTTTTTTAGCGGACCAATTGCGTCTCTTTAATTCTATGACAATTTCGCTCATAGAATCCACTTTGTGCTTACCTCTTGCTCTATTGTGTCGAATAGTAGATGCGATTCTGTCCGATCTCTCAGTATTCTCAGATTTTACATTTACAACCGGGAGATAACCAAAAACTCTATCCCTTACATCCGGGAATTCTTTGCAAACACGGGTTCTGTGAAAACCGTCTATTACTTCTCGCCTTCCGCTTTCTTCAACCCATGTTACAACGGGTTGTGTATACCCGTCATGGTTAATGGAATGTCTGAGTAATTCCATTTCTGGAGGGGCCACCGAATTTGGATTATAATCGTTAGCAAAAACATTATCTTCTTTTACCCACAATACGCAGTCAACGGGTTCATTTTTAAATGGTGACAAACTGTGCAAGAGAGCTTTTAAACTGTTTATCCTTTCAACTCTTTTATCTAGTTCAACGATTGAGATTATTTCCTGTATTATTAATATATCAATCATAGGGGTTGCCCGAAGAACAGAATTATTAAGTAAAGTGCAATTATGGTCCGAAAGATAAATATTGTCATGATTTTTTCCCCTTGGTAAATGCGAGTAATTTTTTTGCTTCATTAATGTACCACAAATAATTCAAATTTGATAATTTACCGTTGAAAGTGTTGCACTCGGTTGCAAGATAACCGACATTGATACCAATTTTGCGCCATATTCCGGGATTTTTCGCCAATGGGGGCATGTGCTTGACAAGTGGTGCCCCATTCCTGCTGACATAGTATCGAGTGACGTTTTGCACTTGCCTATCCCCAAGCAAAAGTTTCGAGGATCTGGGCACTTTGGTACACAAAAGAAAGTCCCAAGGATCCTTGTGGGTAGCTATGAACAATTCAAGGTCAGCGTCATCGAAAAGAACAGCTTTTACCGCTTTTGGTATGATGAGTGCCGAGTGATCTTTGTACCATTCCCGTTTAACTAGATATTCGCCTTTGTCTTTCACTTTTCCATCGGGATATTTAGCAATGTAGTTGTTCACATCCCTAATAAACATATGAGTATATTGTACTTCTTCAAGCTCCAATAAAGTAAATTCTTGCCACCATTTACAAATATCTCGAAATCTATTTAATTGATCGGGAGGACATTGAACAGTAACCCCATCGGTATTTGCTTGGATAAGTCGTAAACCGGGAATATCAATTATTTGATCAATGAGCATGCATAAAAGGAGTTGCCCGTTTATGGTTATAGATAAAAATGCTTTTCTATCTCTCAGCCACCCATATTCCATACCCATTTGACCAAATGGGCCATTTAAAGAAAATTTTAATGCCTTGTTTTCGGTTGTTCCTTTTTTAAAACTCAACCTTCTTTTTTTAATATCTGCCCAAACTTGACAAAATATAGTTCCCAAATGTTCAGGGTAGAATTGATTTTGAATCGCTATTGATGGGTAATAGCTCACCACATCTACATCATAAATATTTCCGATTATCGCTTGTGATTTTACGCTTCCATGAATTCCGCCTTCCCCCAACCTTAATTTGAAATCACCTAAGCAAATATTGATATTTTGAGCGGTTTTAAATTGTTCCCTAATTGCTCTCAATTGTGGAGTTTTGAATTGAATATATGGTAAAATTACATTTGACAATGGAATGTGATTTTGTTCTGTTCCGTCAGGAAACCGTCTAGTACATCCGGGATTTGTTTTTTCTAATTCTTCTCGGAAATATTCAGTCCCAATTTTTACATCATTATAATTAACCCATCTTCTTCGATTTAATGATTCTCTAAATTTGATTTCGTTTTCCGAGAACTTTAAGAATTTCTCAGTTTCGAGAACATCATGAAGGTTGTATTTTAAAAGGATATCCATTTGTGGTTCGGTCAACCATGTGCCAGGCGGGAAAGGTAATTCTTGGATAGTGGTTGACCGCATTTTAAATTCAAGCGATTTGAGACTTGTTCGCTTTGCTTTATTGTCAAAATGGTGAATTTTGAAAAGGTCAAGCTGTGGGACATATTGGTTATCATCCCGAATGATATGAGCAAACTTGTCTTCGGAGTTGATCAATTGAGCACACTTGTCATATGCGAGTTCGGCACTTGCCCGGTTATTTATAACAAAATGTAAAAGTGGGTAGTCATACCTCAAATTGTTAAAACCCACCATCCTACCCTGATTGTTTCGTAAATAGGTCAGAAATTGGATAATCAAATCAATGTCATTACGTCTATGGCTTATTTCAAATTGCCAAATAGATCCACCCTGTTTTACGGTCATGGTGAAAATATTCGGGAAACTTTCTAAGTCATAAACGTAATTGATCATGATTTTAGCCCCATTAATGCGATTTTATAATTAATTCCCGTAAAAATTATAGGTTGTGTTGAACCATATGTCCACAACTCGCAGTCGTCGGGCGAGAAGAAATTGATGGCCTTGACGATAATTGAAAGCTTTTGCATATCAACCATAACGCGAGTTGGTGAAGTATCGGAGAGTTGCCGGTCAAATATTGGTTTTTGGTTCGGAAAATCCTTTCTTGTTATTTTCGCGGAGGCGACTTTACCATCACTCAGAGCAAAATAAACCATATCACCGAATTTGCTCAAGCCGATAATATCCCCCTCAATTTGCGGGATTTCGATTGTCAATTCGTCGTAAAATGAAATGGAAAGTTGAGCAAAATCCGCACAAATAATCATATGGCCGTCAGTAGCCGACAATCTAATACCATCAGTACCGCGTGATTGAATGTGAATAATGTTATAATGGGGAACATCACCCATGAATAACTCAAGTATATTGAAAGTGCCGTTAGGTATCATAATTTTATTACCCCAAATTTTTTGATTAACAAAACTAGGTCCAATTTGGAAGGTGTTGACATGGTAAAAATGAACATGGGGGTAGGTATTGTTCTGGGAATTTCATATCTCACATTGATAACAATATTATCTTCCGATATGAGTTGTTTAAGGCGAGTGAGAATTTTAATATATTTTGTGGCAATCCTTCGACTATCGCCACTTTTGGCTCGGTATTGAGTACACCAAGTCCGAAAGGTGCTTGTAAATCGCCCCATGATGTAATGATATATTCACCGTGTTTTTCAGCTTCTTTTATTGCTCTTTTACTTTTTCCGGAACCATTGACGCCATGATTATTATTGGTTTTTTGGTATTCATTTCTTTCCCCAAAATAACGGGGCGCTGTGGTAGCCGCCCCTGATTATTAAAGCATGTAGCCCTTTTGTCTCAAAAGATCATCAGTCCAACCTTGAGCAATCCAACTCTCATAAGGGATACCGTTTGCAGTTGGCAACATTACTTTTGGGGTGAGGATTGCGGGGTACGGGGGCATACCGACCGCCCCAGGCATACCGACCGCCCCAGGTTGCTCAAGCAAAGCGCCTTTGGGGAGTTGTGGTGCAGGATCCGAGCCGAAAGTTGCCGCAGCATCGGGACCATCGCCGAGCACTATCAGCTGACCAGGGCGAGTAAGTTCAAAAAGTGTTGGACTCAAATACATGCCAGGGCTTTCCGAATCGGGACCATTACCCTTGACCTCAATGACTACCCGGCAATAATCACCTGGTTTGATTTCGGCAGGGTTTTGAATTTGTTCATGTGGGGCATATTTCCCCAAGTGGAAACATTTGACTGGACCCAATTGGGTAGCGCACTTGAGGATCCAATGGCCGGGGTATCCCTCACACTCTGCTGGTACTCTGCCGGGTTTCCCTTTGTAGGGTTTGCCGGGGGCTTTGCTATCACCATCGGTAATCTTCCAGGCAAATAGCGGTGATTGCCATTCGTTCATCTTCCAATCAGTCTGAGCCTGTTGCACAATCAATGCCCCCCAAGCGGTTTGATACCAAAAATCTTCGGCACCTTTTGGGATTGCCATGGCAATAAACGTTGTCGTGGAGGGTGTGACACCATCTTTCCAGAAAAGGGGTGCTTGTGTCTTCTTGTCCACATTACGAGTTGATTTCATCGGATGACCGCCAACCAAGCGGCAAACTCCCAATTCTTTAAAAATTTCCATTATAATTCTCCGTTGTTGAAATATTTTGCTACTTTCTCAGGATCCGTTTTTGTGAGAACAATAGCGGGGGATGTACGTTCAGAAATCGACGCAACAAGGATTTCCGGCATGCCTTTTTTTATTGCCTGAATTGGTGTTAAAAGTTTTTCTGTAGCGATGTTCACACCGCACATTTTCGAATATTGAAGGATTTCTTTATCGGGTTTTGACCATTTTGAGTTGCCTGGTTTGCCGGTTATGAGACTCCAGCCCGGCACTATACCGCCATTTCGGATAATTCCGGCAATTTCGGCCTCACAAGAGGATAATCGGTTTTTTATTCGTTCGAAAGCGGATTTTAATAAATCCAGTTCGCGACCGGGGTTGACCTGTTGTTTGTTCAAAGGCATATTTGAAACATCGATTGCGTTTTGAGCTGCCTCAATATTTGCGGGACACGCCAACATTCCGGGACAATACCGGCAATGTGAACCACTTGAAAGCTTTGGGTCAGGGTTATTCGCGGCATTATGCAACTGAGAGACTTTCTCGAAAAGCTCATGTGCCTTACCTATCCATTTTCGAATTGTTCCCTCGGGATGATAAGCACGGGGTTGAAATGTCCGAAATATGACGTTTGTTTCCGGTTTTAGCATGAGCAACACAAATATTCCCGCGAAATAACAAATGTGTTGCCACCAATCGAGTACTAAGACTCTACCCCATTTTAATTCATCAATATAAAGCGTATCGGACACGGAATCATAGCAATAATGGTCACATGTTCCAAAACATTCTTGATGAATTGTGGGGATTGCTAAACGTTGTTCTTCATGATGGTTGTTAGAATAAGGGAGCTGTATTGAATTTATATAATCGGGCAATAAATCAATCATTTCTTGAGTTATACCGTTGGGCAAAGGTTCATTTCTCAACATTGCGCAACAGTACTCATGGGCAACCCTGCCCTCTATTGTCTCGGGGCTATCCTCATTGGGGTAATTCTCGCAAAATATTGGAGCCCCGTTACAATGTACCCATGTTGAGGAACCACTAGGGTTCCAATATTTTGCGTGTTCCATTATTAACCTATGGTTGAGAGAGCGGTAAAGACGGCTTGCATCTTATCCGGGTATTGGGCAAGTGTGGAAACATCCGGAACACCTTGACCAGTGATGAGGTTCATAATACCATCGGGAGTAATTCGCCCAGATGTGGTTAAAAAGGTTATTTTTTGCATCAAATCCATGAATAAATTGGCACTTGGTGGTGTGGTAGGAGCAGCGACAAACTGCGATTCATATGCTTCAAGGGCTGCTTTATCACATCCGGGTTTTTGCTTCCATGATCCGTCAGCTTTTTTGGTCTGAGTTGATGCATGGTACAATCCACTCCATGGTACTCCGCGATTGTCAGCCGGGGCGACCGGAGCAGCCGGGGCGACCGGAGCAGCCGGGGCGACCGGAGCAGCCGGGGCGACCGGAGCAGCCGGGGCGACCGGAGCGGGCCCATTGTTTTCGGATTCAACCCGGCCATCAAGTAAGGTTTGAAAAAATTGAATCGCCGCTCTGATTCCCAAGACACTATTTGGTACTGAAATTCTAATGTTTTCCATACTTTTCCTCATAGTTAGATTAAAACAAGAAGTGATTTTCTTGTTGACTATTTGGACAATAACGGTTATTGACCACTTAGTCAACAAGAAAATGAGGGGTTATGAGTCAATTAAGAGATTATCAACAAAAATTAAAAAACGACATTTTTACCGCCTGGAAATACTCTCAAAATGTGCTTGCTGTTGCGCCTACCGGGAGCGGGAAAACTGTTCTTTTTTGTGATATTATCCAAACCGCTAACGTGCCCACATGTGTCATCGCTCACCGGCAAGAGTTGGTCGGTCAGATGAGTTTACAGCTTGCAAAATATGGGGTGTACCATCGCATTATCGGGCCTCCTCCTTTGGTTAAAACCCTTTCACAATTACACGTCTATGTCCTCGGGAAATCGTTTTATGATTCTCATTCCGATGTTGGGGTGGCCGGGATAAACAGCCTAATAAACAGGGGTGAACAACTCAAGCGATGGTTGCCGCGAGTTGGTTTGTGGGTACTTGATGAAGCTCATCATTTACTCAAGGGCAATGTGTGGGGTCAAGGTGTCACCATGTTCCCCAATGCTCGCGGTTTGGGAGTTACGGCAACACCACGGAGAGCCGATGGTTTTGGTCTTGGTCGCCACCATGATGGTCTATTCGATGTGATGGTGCAAGGCCCTTGTGGTCGTGATCTTATCAATTTGGGGTATTTGAGCAACTACATGGTTTATGCTCCTCCTTGTGATATTGATTTTAGTCAGGTTAAAATCAGTCAGACAACGGGGGATTATGTCAAAAATCAGCTTGTTGTGGCCACAAAGAGAAGCCACATTATCGGTGACATAGTTGGGGAGTATTTTAAGCTGGCTACGGGTCGCTTGGGGGTGACTTTTATGCCCAGTGTTGATCTTGCAAAGGAGGTTGCGGAAAATTTTAATGCTGTAGGGATCCCGGCAAAAATGGTCAGTGCGAACACTCCCGATATTGAAAGAGTGAAGATACTCCGTGATTTCGCAAACCGAAAAATACTGCAGCTTGTCAATGTGGACCTGTTTGGAGAAGGGTTTGACCTTCCAGCCCTTGAAGTTGTTTCCATGGGTCGTAAAACCGAGAGTTTTGCTCTCTTCTGCCAGCAATTTGGCAGGGTGTTACGACCGGCACCAGGCAAGGACAAAGCCATAATAATTGATCATGTGGGTAATATGATTCGCCATACCCTGAGGAATGGTTTACCCGATATGCCGCAACGATGGACTTTGGACCGCCGTGACCGAAAGCACAAAGAGAAGGATCCGGATATTCTACCACTTCGTGCTTGTGTTTCGTGTTCTGCTGTCTATGAAGCACATTTGATACAATGCCCATTCTGTGGGTTTATCTGGTCACCCGCAAGCCGGTCAACTCCCGAGCAAGTTGAGGGCAATCTCGAAGAGCTTAACATCGATGTTCTTTTACAACTGCGGGGTGAGCGTGATAGAATAGATAGCCCGGCCCAATATGTAAAAGATAGGATGTTGCAAGCAGGAATGCCGGAAATTGCCGCTTTTGGTGCTGCCAAGAATCACCGAATGCGGCAGGATAAACAGGAACAATTACGAAATAAGATAGCAATATGGGCGGGTATTTACCATGGTGTCGGTAAATCTGACGCTGAGATTTATATGAGATTTCACAAACGATTCAAAATTGATATTTTAAAGGCTCAAGCCCTCGGAAGGGTCGAGGCTGAAAAACTTACGGGGGGAATAGTTGATGAAATTAACAGACTTCAAATGGTTTACAATTGTCCACATTAATTCCCAAGACAAACAATCGCTAATGCTATGCCACATAAAAACCGAAGCTAAATTTTTATTGGAAGAAATTGAGAACCTTGGTTTTGTCGGAAAGTATATTGTACTGCCGGGAAGAATTGATAGACTTTTACCCGAAGAACTGACTGCAAAGGAGACCACAACATGGTATTAGATGAATGGGCAAAATTTTGGAATATATCAACTGACGCATTGAACAATCTACGCAGAATGATAGGGGTATTGGCTCCCATGATTGAAGAGAGTTATGGGGGCATGTCTGAGAGTGCGGTGCAACAAAGGCGACGGTTGAATCATGGATATAAGACAGGCGGGCGGCTGTGGCGCAATAATGTTGGTGTCCTTTTTGATGAGTCGGGTCGGCCTGTCCGGTATGGTCTTGTCAATGAATCGTCCAAGATCAATAAGACCATCAAAAGCAGTGATCTTATTGGTATTACCCCTCATATTGTAACCCCTGCCGATGTGGGGAAAACTCTCGGGATTTTCACAGCTGAGGAAGTCAAGGAAGGGGATTGGAAATTTTCTGGTAATGAGCATGAAATGGCGCAGTTGAATTTTCTCCTCATTGTGCTATCTATGGGGGGGATAGCAAAATTTACAAAAGGTGGTGATTTATGAAAAGGCGATTGACTCCCGATGAGCGCCGGGAACGAATAATCGATGCGGCATTTAGATTGGCCATTTGTTCTAATTATCTCACTATTACCCGTGACGAGGTGGCTGTTGCTGCCAACTGTGCCCCAACCCTGGTAAATCACTATTTCGGTACAGTTGCCGATTTACGCCAAATGGTGCTTGATAGAGCGCTGGTAACCGAAAATTGTACCATTTTGGCTCAAGCTATTGTCCAAGGATCCCCCATTGTGCAGCAAATCGATAATGATCTTTTTGACCGGGTAATATCGGGGGTGATATATGTCAAAAATACCTGATAGTTTTCGACCATATAAGCAGTTTATCAACTGGAAGCTTGTAGATAAGGGTGATGGTAAAAAGTTGGCGAAAGTGCCATATAATGCTCTTCACAATGTGTCAATTGATCCCATGATACCAGGCAACTGGTTGACAGCTGATGAAGCTCTACTCTATTCCCAATATGGTTGGGGTATTGCTTTTATTTTCACCAAAGATGACCCGTTTTTCTTTCTCGATATTGATAATTGTTTGGTTGACGGCCAATGGTCACAGATGGCGCAAGGGTTATGTCGGATGTTTGCCGGATGTTACATTGAGGTAAGTCATAGCGGTAAAGGTTTGCATATTTTCGGAAGCGGTGTCTATCCGGAACACTCCTGCCGCAATGAGCAATATGGTTTGGAATTTTACAGTGAAAAACATTCTGCAGCGCTCACAGGTGAGGGCGCAATAGGTGATGCAAATTTCAACGCTCAACCTGCTATTGATTGGCTTATCACAAATTATTTCCCGCCGGCAACCCTGCAGGGTGCTCCGTTGCCTGAATGGACAGACGGACCTTGCCCCGAGTGGCATGGGATTGAAGACGACCACAAACTTATTGAAAAAGCATTGGCGAGTAAGCGCTCGACAGCCGCCGCCTTTGGTGTAAGTGCTTCTTTTGCCGATCTGTGGGCGGGTGATATATCCTTCCATGGTGACGATCATAGTTTCGCAGATGCCGCACTCTGTCAACGGTTAGCATTTTGGACCGGGAAGGATTGTGCCCGGATAGATAGGTTGTTCCGCCTATCCGGACTCATGCGACCAAAGTGGGATGATAGTCGCGGGCAGTCAACCTATGGAGCCATAACCATCTTGCAAGCAGTGTCAAAGTGTGACAAGGTATATGGTGAGTGCCCCCCTCGGTTGGTAGGTGCACTCCGGGAAGGTCTTCAATTCTTGTCAGTTGATCAACAGATTGAATATTTTGCCGGGTGTACCTACGTTACCGATAGACACCGCATTGTTACCCCAAAAGGTCAATTTCTCAATCCGGATCAATTTAAAGCGGTTTATAGCGGGTGGGTATTTGCCCTCGATAATATAAATGGCTCTTCAACCCCCGATCCTTATAAAGCGTTTACTCAATCCCAAGGGTATGATTTTCCGAAAGTAGACACAACCTGTTTTCGTCCAGAGTTGCCAGAAATGTCGCCGGTTGAAGAACAGGGCGGTTTGACCATGCTTAATACCTGGCTCAAACTCGATATCAAACACCATCCAGGTGATGCATCGCCGTTTCTAAATCATCTCGCGGCAATTCTCCCAGTTGAAACAGACAGAGAGATATTGTTATCCTTTTTTGCTGCAGCAATTCAAAATCCTGGTAAAAAAATTCCATGGATGCCAATTATTCAGGGTGTCCAGGGCAACGGTAAATCAATGCTCATTCGAATTATGGAATATGCCGTTGGTCATCGGTATGCACACCGTCTGAACGCCGCCGATCTTGCCAAAAATGCCCTTGTTTTTAATGGTTGGTTACGGGGAAAGCTCTTTGTGGGTATCGAAGAAATCTATGTTCCCAAACGTCGGGAAGTGCTTGAAGCATTGAAAACCTACATCACTGAGGACAGAATTGAAATTCAAAATAAGGGTGTTGACCAGATAAGTGGTGATAACAGGGCCAATTTTGCAGCATGCACCAATTATAAAGATGGTGTACCCAAATATAGAGGTGATCGGCGTAATTGTATTTTGTTCACCGCCCAACAGTCCGAGGATGACATGGTTCGGATGGGGTGGAAATACAAAAACGGTAACAGCACTCAATATTTTGCCAAGCTCTATAAGTGGCTTTACGCTGACGGTTTTGCCATTGTTACCCACATGCTAAAGACCTACCAAATAAAAGACCAATTTAACCCATTTGTCGAAGCTGTGACGGCTCCCATTACAAGTAGCACGCTTGAGGCCATAGCCTGCAGTCAAGGCAACCTCGAACAAGATGTGATGGAAGCCATTGATGAAGGTCGATCTGGGTTCATCTCTCCTTGGATATCAAGTTTTGCTTATAATCGACTCATTGATGAGCGCCGACAAAAAATTTCCCAGAACAGACGACGACAAATTCTTGTTGACATGGGGTATGTGCCCCATCCTGCTTTACGAGATGGGCGGCTTACAATATTGATACCAAGCGAGGGCGGGAAACCTCGGATCTATGTTAAAGCGAACCATCCCGCAGCACAGATAGGGAGTGCGGCTCTGGTAGCTCAGGAGTATTTAAGATGTCAAAGTGGTGATATGGTCGCCGTTAAATTTAACCAAGGGAGTGTTTAAGATGGGAGCAAAAGCAACTGATTTTACCGGGAGATTGATTAGGAATTGTGATGTGTTGGGTATTGATGAGCAAAGCGGGGGCACTGGTCACCATGTGAAGTGGCATTGCAAGTGCCGGAAGTGTGGGGCACTCTTGCGGGTACGGTCCAATAGTCTCTCTAGGGGGATGACAGGCCACATTTGCGAAAGTGAAAAGGGTGAACCTAATTTGGATTTGGTGAGCGATACAAACTTTATACCACCCGTAAGACGGAAGCGCCGACCAATGACACATGAAGAGCTTGGGAAGCATGAAGCATATTTATATCTGGCAGCGAGGGGATTGAGATGAGACAGGGTAAATTTGACAAGTTGTTGGAGCGACGGATTGAATTGATAAAGAGTGTTTTGTCGTCAAAAGGGGAGGAGTATGGTACAAGTGATCGTTTGCACAACTTTAAAGTTGCTGCAAATATTGGTCATTTTCTGAACAAGCATTGCTCGGTATGATGCGAAAACATATCGTATCTGTGCTTGACATGATTGAATGGGGAGCCAAGGACCGAGCCCAAATTGATAAAAAAATATAATTATCTCATTTTGTTTTTGTGGAAACTAACAAATAATAGTGTAGGAGTTTTAGAGCCTAACAAAAAACACCTAACAACAAAATTGACAAACAATAGTGTAGGAGTTTTTTATTGACAGAATGTTAGTGTAACAAGCCCACAGTGAGGACCGGGATATAATAAGCGGGCATCACTGTGGGCTTCTGTATTTTTAAGTAATATTAAAGAGTTAGTCGATTTGTGGCCCGAAGCCCGTTGTGAGTCTATATTCCCACTCTCCACGGTTAATATTAACCTATATATATACTACATATATTACTCTTTATATATGTAGTATATATACTATATATATTCACAGTGGGATTATAGAGGGATATATATAGGAAATTATTGAAAAATTTGAAAGCCCGGTGTTTTTGGTATGGGTTTGTAACGGGCTTTTCGTTTTATCATCTTGTGGAAATTATTGGTAAAATGGGAAATTTAATATTTTTGCAGCGGGCTTTTCATCGGGATATGGTTAATTGTGGATTTTTGTGTCCGAAAATCGGACAGTATCTTTTATATATCATCAAAATAATTATTGATTACTTTAAATAATTAATGTATACTACTTGTGTTTCAAAATTAAAAAAGGAGGTTTGTTATGATTTGGATATTGAGAATTTTTACATTATGGTTGTTCTGTTTATTTTTTTCTGGTTTTTTCATTTCATTACTATGGGTTTTGTTTTGGGTAATTGATAAATTGTTTCCTTAATAATTAAACTAAAAGGGGTTTGTGATGATTGACAATGAAAATTTTTGGGTTGATGAGAATAATAATAAATGGGACAAAAGATTTTTCACCCGTGAGAAAGCGGAGAAATTTTCTAAAAGTTGCCAGGACTGCCAGAACTGCCAGAACTGCCAGAACTGCCAGAACTGCTGGAACTGCTGGAACTGCCAGAACTTTAAAACCGACCCCAATAAGATTATTTTAAAGAATGTAGGAAGTCGCAATTCTACCATTTTTATTTATTGGTTATGTGATAGAAATCAAATTATTTGTGGTTGTTTTAATGGACCATTTTTAGAGTTTGAGAAAGCTGTCGAAAAAACCCATGGTGACAATGACCACGGTTTGCAATATAGGGAAATAATGTCTAGAGTGTGGGAGTTGATGGAATTATGAGAAATCCGCCAGGAAGACCAAAATTACCCCAAGGTGAGAAGAAGGTGACGGTGAGTATCAAGCTTCACCCGACCATCGTATTGAAGCTTGATATAATGGGTCGGTCACGATCTGAGACAATAACGAGACTTATCAAAGGTGAAGTGCTTGGTTGGGGCAAGTACCGATAGTGGCAAGGTCCATCGCGTAGTCAGCTGCGCCGGTAACAGACGCCCAAACTAAACCACGGTGCTGTTTCCGCGTCGGCTTTATTGGTTGTTATATGGTGAGGTGATACACGGTATGTAAAGAGTGCGGGATACCAGTTTTTGAAAACGAATACCGCCCTTTTGCGGGCTGTTTGATGTATAAGGCTTGTGGAAGTAGTCGGACAGTTACCGCAAACTTAAAATCGATAAGAGATAGTGCTGTCGAATACTGCGCTCTGAGTTGCGACAAGGATTTTCTTGAAGCAGCAAAAATGATACGAGAGTTACAGAAATAACCGAACATGTTTGGAGTGAGTTAACGTGCGGATAAATCCGTTGCCGGGCCGTTTCGGTAATCGGCTTTATTGTCTGTTGGGTAAATAGCAAGGAAATTATATGCCAAGTAAAATTTATATGATTTGTAACAGTTATGAGTCTGGTTATGGTCACGGGTGCAAAAACGACGGGTCTGACCTGAAGAAAACACCCCACGATGACAAAGAATGCGGGGAGGCATACAAAAGAGATCAAAACAAACGGGATTGCTTCGACTGCGATCCTATGTAGCCCAACAGTGCAATAAGTGGACAAGTCTGGACACACTAATTATGTGTTGTTTTTGACAACCTAGATTTAGTATGGTATTTTGTGGGAATGAAAAAGAAAGAAACAGATTGGGAATATGGCGAGCGCCTTTATAGGTTGGGGCAAGTATCGGCCAGCGAAGTGGGGAAAATTATAGGCTGCAACCCCAATACTGTCATTTCCCACATGAAAAAGCGGGGTATAAAGCAAGACCTTGTTTCCGAGGTGCAACGGCGAACAAAAGAGGCTATAATGGTCGCCCCGCGATGTACCGAAACAGATGAGAAGGTCATTGTTGAGGCAGTAAATACCAATGTTGCGCTTGTAATGTCGCATCGTAAGGACTTGCAGAAATTACGGGCGCTTGAAAATAAATTCTATCGGGAATTGCGAGATAATCCAACAAAGCTTTATCTCGCAAATTATTTGGGGGAAGTTATTGAAAAAGAGATTGGTCTCACCATTTCGGAAAAACTTTCTGCATTGGCCAATCTTGCCAAAGTGCAGGAAAAACGTATAGACAAGGAGCGTCAGGCATTCGGTTTGAAAAATGATTATGAGGAACCGAACAAGGAAAAAATGGTGCTCAATATCAATTTAAGGGGTGCAAAAAATGCCGGAAAGAAGAGCTAAACTACTGTTGCCAAAAACTATCATAATCCCGAGAAAAACAGAGTTGTTGAGTGCGCCGAGGAAAATAGAGTTAGCCAATGATTGGTATGAGGTGTTAATCCCTATCGGCAATGACCACACTGCTAAATTGTTGATTGATGAGGATGCAATCAGAGCACTCAACTCCATAGAGCCGACCGCCATAATTTTTTGATGGATGTTGAACTATCAGAACCGCAGGCGGAATTTTTCAGTAGTGAAGCTACCGCCGTCGCCGCCGTTGCCGGTTATCGGTCTGGTAAAACTGAAGCTTCGGTCATTCGTTTGTTTACAACAATGTTCGAGAATCCGGGGGCAGATATGCTTTATGTTGCCCCCACTTACCCTTTGGTAAGAGATATTTTTTATCCCAAAGTTTCCAAGTTTCTTGAAGGGCTCGGGCAAAAATTCAGGATCCTCACTTCTGACAATGTTGTCAAAGTTTATGGGTACGGAACAGTTTATTGTCGTACCATGGTACACCCTGATTTATTGATCGGCTTTGAGGCACTCAACGCTCATATTGATGAGCTTGATATTCTGAAAACTCCCAAAGCCCTTGACGTTTGGAGAAGAGTGAAAGCCCGTTGTAGTCAAAAAATAGATGGTAAAATCAACCAGATGTTTTTGACAACCACGCCGGAAGGGTTTAAGGCTACTTACGAGATGTTTGTCAAAAACCCATTACCGGGGTCTCACCTCATAAAAATGTCCACCTATTCGAATGAGCACAATCTTGCTCCCGGTTATATTGAAGGGTTGAAAGAACAATACCCGGCACATCTCATTGGACCATATATCAACGGGGAATTTTCCAATCTGGTATCAATGCCGGTTTGGGTCGCTTATGACAGAAAACTCAATGACAGTACTGAAGTTGCCACAATCAATGATCCCCTTATTGTGGGTATGGATTTTAACGTTGGCCGTGGCTGCGCTGTTGTCTATGTATTCAGGGGTGAAAACCTGCACGCCGTTGATGAAATTTACAACTCATATGATACACCTGATACGGTTCGAGTGCTCAAAGAACGGTATCCGACACACTCTATCGCTGTTTTCCCTGACGCAAGCGGTAACTCACGAAAATCGGTTAACGCTACCACATCAGATATCGCAGTACTCAAAGCGGCTGGTTATGCTATCAAGGTTCGTCCGAGTAATCCGAGTATAAAGGGTCGGGTCATGTCTACCAATGCTAAATTCTGCAATGGTGTCGGTAAGAGAGCGCTTTTCGTAAATTCGAAGAGATGTTCCAATTTAGTTGATGCGTTGGAACAACAGGTGTATGATGATAATGGATTACCGGAAAAAGGAGAGGGAAAATTTGACGATTTGACCGATGCAGCAAGTTACCCGATAAATTATTTATTTCCGATCAAGGAACATGTTACAACCTCTCAAAGTTTGGAAGGTATATTATGAACGATATCGAAAAACCCTGTCTTGATTATTTGACCTGGATGACTCAATCGTTGCTCCCTCGGACTTTGATGCAGGGAACAGCCGGAATGAAAGCGGCGAGAGAAGTTTTCCTTACCAGAAACCCACTTGAAAAACTTGATGCATATGAGCAAAGACTTGAACAATCTACTCTGTTGAACGCTTTCCGGAAAACTTGCAATTTCCTTGCGGGGCAGGTGTTTCAGTCGGATGTTGTTTTCTCCGATGATGTGTCACCCGATATTATTGAAGCTTCAAACAACATTGACGGAAAGGGAAATTCAATTCATGTTTTCGCAAAACGACTTTTCATCAATGGTCTTGGGAAAGGTGTTTCCCATATTCTTGTTGACTACCCTTCCACCAATGGGCAAGTATTGACAAAAGCCCAAGAGCTTGCCCTCAATATTCGACCCTTTTTCAATGAGGTGCGACCCGAGGATATTATCGGTTATCGGTTTACCGAGGACGGGCAGCGTGAGCAAGTAAGGATCAAAGAAACCGCCGCTATCCCTGTTGGCATCTATGGTTCAAAACAGGTAAACAGAATCCGAGTATTTCATAATACCGGCGCCTGGGAGTTGTTTGAGGAGAACGAAAAAAAGAATTACAACCTTATTGATGATGGGCAACTGTCTTTCAAGGGGATCCCATTGATTTCATTTATTCCAGGTGAGGAGCAATCAATACTTGCTGGCGAGACTCCCTTGATGGACCTTGCCGAGCTCAATCTCCGACATTGGCGCTCCAATTCCGATCAAATCAATATTCTTCATGTGGCCAGGGTTGCTATACTGTTCGGCAAAAACATTGAGGTGCAAAAACTCGCTGTTGGCCCATCTGTGCTCATATCGTCTACTGAGCCGGACAGCGATTTGAAATATGTTGAAATATCTGGTGCGTCGATTCAGGCCGGTGCAAGTGACCTCAAAGAGATTGAAAGTAAAATGGCCCTCTATGGTCTGCAGCAACTTATTCCCAGAACCGGCAACATGACCGCGACGGAAAAAGCCATCACATCCGGGGAATCTCAAAGCTCTCTTGGTACATGGGCAACCGAATTTCAGAGTGCTTTACAAAATGCTTTTGATGTTGCTGAGAAATTTAAAGGTCGCGAGTTTCCACAAAACGGCGTGAAAGTTAATAAGGAATACAATTTCGGTATTGCCAATGATGCAGAGCTTACGGTGATCAACAATTCTTTGTTCCTTTCCGAGGAAAATAAGTTCAAAGAGTTCAAACGCCGAGGTATTGTTGATGAGCATATCACTTGGGAAGATAACCAAGACCAACGCCGGGCTGAAGCGGGTAGCACCAATAATCTTGCTGGTACATTATTTGGAGCATAAATAAACGAAAGATAAAATGGAAATTCGGGTACAGTCTTCCCCTTGGTATAAAGGGGTTGAGGTGGCTATTTTTAATATTGATAATGTTGTTGTTGATATTTCCATGCAAAAGCGTGAAAATAATTGTGTTATAAATCCAATTTTAACCCTAAGTATGGAAAGTGCCCAAACTCTGATGGATGATTTGTGGCATACTGGCTTGCGACCAACCGAAGGTCGTGGGAGTGCTGGACAGTTGGCAGTAACAGAACGTCATCTTGCTGATATGCAAAGGTTAGTCTTTAAGAAATGACAAGACAAGAAAAAATAACTCTCGCCCGTATCATCGCAATGCGGGAATCAATTGACACCTTTGAGAGTGCGACTATTGCTGATCTGAAAGGGGTTTACCAGAAAGCAACCGATACACTGCTCAAGCGATTGGGCACTGTGAAGAATAAGACCACTTGGACAGCTGCCCGATTGATGGGTATGTTAGATGAGGTCAGAGTGGCGCAACAGGCTATCGCTGACAATCTGGCCGGAAGAGCATCGGATTATATCGCGGAAGCAGGGGCATTTTCCTATAAAAAAATAAATGAGATAACGGGTTGGGATGATAAGGTGCCTGGTTGGAACACAACTACCATGTCACAAGGGCAAATCAAACAGTTGGTGACCGAGCAAAAACTCGGTGGGAAAGTGCTCAGTGAGTGGATAGGTGCGGCGCTGACGCCCGACATTGACGCCATTAAATCAGCTATTCAAGTTGGTGCTGTTTCCGGATCCGGTTATGATAAGGTTGTTCGAGAATTGCGTGATGCTCTCTCGCTTCAGAAGGGGTCAAAGGAATTGCGTGACCTCGAATCTGTGGTCAAAACTTATAATCAAACCATGATTGTCAAGGCGCAGAAAGATATTTATGCAGCCAACAAAGACATGGTACAACAGGTTGAATGGTCGGCAATTCTTGAGGGCGGTAATGTTTCAACTGGTCGAGGCACTTGTCCACGGTGCATTGCTCTTGATGGCAAGGTGTGGCTGGTCGATTCCGAGGATGTGCCGAACTGCCCTCTCCATATTCGTTGCCGGTGTGTTCTTTTGCCGGTCACGAAAACATGGGTACAATTGGGCTTTGATATTCCGGAAATGGAAAAACAATATTCGCCGTGGTTCATCAAAGACGAAAAAGGTAACAAGATTGAAAAGGGTCGAACCGATATGAGTTACCACGAATGGTTTGCTTCCCGTGGGGTCGAGTTTCAGAATAATGCAATTGGACCAACCAGGGCGCAACTTGTCAGAGATGGGAAGCTGAAATTGGTGGATTTGGTTGACAAACAGGGTAACTTAATAACAATTGACAAACTAAAGGGGTAGCAAATGCCAGAGTATGTATTGACTGCAGACGGAAATATTAAGTGTCAGGATGGAAAACCTGTTGTGAAGGGTGACGACGGGAAGGAGTTTACCATTGACGCTATCGGAGCGCAAAAAACCATCACAGCATTACATGCCGAGAGCGCAGAACACCGCAAAAAAGCGAGTGAGCGGGGCAAACTCCTTGAGACCTTTGGTGATCTTGACCCGGTAAAGGCACGTGAAGCATTGGCTACTGTGGCCAGTTTGAGCACTGATCATAAACTTGAGATTGAAACTCTCAAAACATCACTAAATCAAACATGGCAGCAAAAACTTGAAACTGAACAGCTGGAGAAAAAAGCCCTTGCTGATAAACTCTATCATGCGACCGTGATTAAGAATTTTGCCACTTCCGATGTGGTAAAGAAAACAACCCTCACGCCAGATATTGCCGCAAAATTTTTTGGTGAGCATTTCAATCTTGACGGTACGGCAAAGGATTCAAAAGGTAATCTAATTTTTTCTCGGGAAAAACCGGGTGAGCCTGCCGGATTTGATGAAGCGCTTGAATTTCTCATTGAATTATACCCGCATAAAAATGACATTCTTCGCGGAAGTGGTGCTGACGGATCCGGGGGACACCACGGGGGAACAAGCACCAACCCAAATGCAAAATTCTATGATAAAAAATCAGGCTCCTTCAGTCTGTCTGAACAATCCAGAATTGCAAATACAAATCCGGACTTGCATAAACAGTTAAAAACAGTATATAGTGGAAATGTGCAATAGCTTGAGGGTGATCCTTAAACTATGAAACGAAAATTGACAGAGTAAAAAAGATGGGCGGGTGATCCGTACTTTTTTACTCGAAAGATAAGCACCGTGAATGATACTCACAGTGCGTTTCGCTGAAAGCGATATCTTTACTTAATCATTATGCCGGATGACCCCTTTCTGGCTTTTTGAAAAAGTGGAGATATCGCTTTTTCATTTTAAGGAGAAAAAAACAATGGCCACAACTCAGATTGCAAACATTTATAACCCCGAAGTTTTTGACCCCGCTGTTGATGAGGCAGCCATCGAGCAGAACGTATTGCTCCAAGCTGGTGTATTGGTACCCAACCCAAAATTGGATGAAATGGCGGCTGTTGGTGGTAACATTGGTGAGATGCCTTTTTTCACTCCTCTTGCCACAACCGAGCCCGAGTATATTGACGACACAAGTACTAACCTCGGTGTTCCAGCCAATATTGATACCGAGTCAATGTTGTGGAGACTTGCCAAGATGCATAAGTCTTGGAGCACTATGGACATTGCTGTTGAATTGGCACTTTCTGATCCAATGGCAGCCATTACTGCCAAAATCGGCGGTTATTGGGCAACTCAGCGTCAGAAACGTCTTGTTGCTGCTGCTCTCGGTATCCTTGCCGATAACGTTGCGAATGATTCAAGCGATATGCTCTATTCTGTGGCCACCGATGCCAATTCAACTGTTTTGGCCGCTGAGAAAATTTCCGGTGATACCGTGATCGATGCTTGTCAAACCATGGGTGATGCGAAAGAGCGGCTTTCTATCATCGCCATGCATTCCGTGGTCTATACCACTTTGCAAAAGCAAAACTTGATTGACTATATTCCCAATTCGCAGGGTGTTGTCAATATTCCGACTTATTTGGGTAAAACTGTACTGGTTGACGATAGTCTCCCGGCTGTTGCTGGCACTTATCGAATCACCTATACGACCCTGCTCTTGTCGCAAGGTGCTTTCGAGTTTGGTCAAGGTCGGTTGCTTATGCCGTCCGAGCTTGAGCGGATCCCAAATGCCGGTTATGGCGGTGGGCAAGATGTTATCCATACCCGAAAAGCTGACATTATTCATCCTCGGGGTATGTCTTTCATTTCTGGCTCGGTTGCCGGTAAATCCCCGACTCTTGCAGAGTTGGGTTTGGCCGCAAACTGGAATAGAGTCATGGACAGGAAAAATATCGGTATCGCTTTCCTGAAAACCAACGGATAATTTCAATCCTGGTTAATGTGCCCCATTACGGGGCACTACCTTAAAGTTAAAAAGGAGAGACAACGATGACTATTACAGGATTGAAAAAGGGGCAGAATGGTACTGCCCACATTAATAAAAAAATCCCCACAACGGGAACACCGATTTGTAGTGTTGCGTCAAAGGGCACTCTGACAATTGCCGAGCCTGTTACCAATAACGACACCATTACCATAGGTGATACCACCTATACGTTCAAGACGGGTGCCACCTATGCCAAGGCTCAAGGTACTCTCGCAATGGGGACCATCCCGGTTGCGACCAATACCATGACCATTGGTACTAAGGTCTATACTTTCAAAGCCATCGGTGGGGCTACAGCTGACGGACACATCGACATTGGAGCAGATGTCGCCGCATCGAAACTTGCCGTTGTTGCGGCGATCAATGGTACAGATGGGCTGAATACTCCTCACCCGCTTGTTACCGCCGCCGCATTTGTCGGTGATAACATGATAATTACGGCGATTCTTCCGGGTACTGCCGGGAATGCAATTGCAACAACCGAGACATTTGGTCCGGCTGGTAATGTGTTTGATGCTGTTACATTGGGAACGACTACCGTGGGGGCCTTGCTTGTCGCCGGTCAAATAGGTATAGGTGCCAGTGAAGCGGCTACCAAGCTGGCAATCGTCGCGGCTATCAACGGAACCGATCTTGTCAACGCAGTGAATACCGATGTTGTGGCTACCGCTTTCGCGGGTGATGCCGGGGTAATGACTGCCAGGTTTGCTGGTGTGTCGGGTGACCTCATTGCCACAACCGAAACCCTCACCCACGCAAGCAACGTTTGGGATGATACCACTCTTGGTACCACCGCCGCTGGGGTTGATGGCACTGATGGCGACCCCGGCGACCAATTAATTGACTCGACTTACCTTTACATCTGTGTTGCGCCTCCTTCAACTGCCGGAAACTGGCGCAGAATTTCGCTTGGTTCGGCATTTTAACAAGGGGTTTTGAGAAATGGCTAGAAAGAAGAAAGAAACCGCAGCTGAAGCACTCGCCAAAGTTGAGGCGGCTCTCGGTGTTGCCCAGGTCGCCCCAGAGGTTCCGGTCGTCCCAGAGGTTCCGGTCGTCCTGGGTCTCCGCGAGCTTTACGGCGATAATGTTCCACTTCATATCCTGAACAAAATAGCGAGAGGGGAATAACAATGACCGTAGAGGTGGGAGTTAACAGCTATGTTACAGTGGCCGAAGCAACCGCTTATTTTGCCGCCCGTTATGGTTATGGGAGTTGGGTAGCCGAGACCAATAAAGAGGGTGCTCTGGTATCGGCTACCCAAATACTTGACAATTATTGCGACTGGTATGGATATCCGGTTGCCGATGATCAAGCACTCGCTTTTCCACGATTCGCAATCGATTGGGAAGATGATGGTTTAGTACCCCAAGAGATTAAAGACGCTCAATATGAAATTGCGTATTTGATAATTACTCAGGGCTCATTGAATCAAAGGGGCGATGATGCACTTGAAGAGATGAAAGCTGGGTCAGTATCAATGAAGTTCAAGGCCCGAGCTACAGGAAACCCCTTGGTAAATGCTCTTGTTGATTCACTACTTTTACCATTCGGGATCTGTTCGGGGAGTGGTTCAACTAAGGTAATCCCTTTGCAAAGGTGTTGATATGCGTGACCCGGCGACCACAATGCAAACTCTTTTACAAAAGCATTTCCCGAAATTTGGCGGAATTAGGAAGTACTGCAATTATCAATCTCTCGAAAATCCGACATATGACCCGGATACGAAAACGGTGACAGCCGGGACGATATCGGCAAACGAATATCTGTGGATAATTTTTGATAGTTATTCACTTGTGTTGGTTGACGATGAATTAATTCTTGGGATAGATAAAAAAGCCATTTTCCCGGCACTTGATCTATCTGTAACACCGAAAATCAATGATATCATTGTTGATGGTGACCTCGAAATGTGGAATGTAATAGGGGTTTCCCCGGATCCTGCAGAGGCACACTATGAATTACATGTTCGACCATGTGGTGTTTATGTTCCTCCGGTGGCCCCGTAATGCAAAGGGTAAATACTGGCGCTCAATTGGGGGCAGCTTTGAGGATGGTTCGTAAAAACACCGAAGATGATTTTATGGAAATTCTTAAAAAGCTCACCTTTGATGCCATGCGAATGTTGATCAAAAAGAGCGCTGTTGATTCTGGGTTTTTAAGGTCAAGGTGGTCGATATCAGTCGATGAGAAGCCGAGTGATACCCCAATTATTGGTGTTCGAACCTCGAAATATAGTGCTCAAAGTCCGGCAATTCCCGGCAATATTCGTGCAGGGTCGATTGTGATACTTTACAATAACACCGAATATGCAATTTATCTTGAAACTGGCACACCACGTATGAGTGCTCAACC